GCCTCTTATGAGGCTTACATATCACATTGCCCGGTGTGAACCGGTATATGATGTGGAGTTTACACTCTATATTTGAGGATTGTACCTTTCGCGCGCCGCGCAGGGAGCAGTCTGTAACCGGACCTAGGGAAGAGCACCAACTTGTAATGGAGTCTGATGAGCCTTGGCTATAAGACTTCCTCTTACAGGAAGGTGATCCACCCATGGTGTTAAAAAGAAGAAGGTAGGGACGAAAGTTTCTACCGGGGAAACTCAACATGTTAAGGACGACGAAGACCCCTTTGAAGTCTATATGTGTTGGATCTTCTTGGCAACTACCAAGGTAGGATCAAAGGTTGAAAGACCGATCTACGCTCGTAGATACCTGCAGCCTGTCCGAACTAGTTTCTTAGCTTTGGAGCAGACCTTAAACAGGTTTGCCGAGCGGAAAAGGGTTCAAGTAAATAAAGGAGGATGCCAGGAATTCTTGTAAATTCAATAAGTTCCTGGAGTAACTCCGGACAGAAACTGAGGTTTCCTTCAACCGACCCCTGGCCAAGCGCACAATTATATTATTAAAAATGAAAATTTTCAATTCTAATGTTGTGCGTCGGGACAAAGATCGATTGTGGAGACTTGGTACTAACCAGGGAAACCTAGTTAGCCTAATCCTTAGGTTTGGATACTTCCTTACCTTTGTCTTAGGAGGTCATCGACACGCTAGATTCTTCCTTGCCGTTGTCCATTATGGACGCTGGCTTAGAGGCTGGCGTGCGGGACGTTTTAGTCTCGTGCGTTACCTCAAGGCCTGCCAGGTTACGTTAATGCAGGTATGTAGTGGAGGACCTGTTGCGAAGAGCAGTGAATTAGGTGGGAAACATAGACGAGCGAAGGGAGGGATCCCTTCGCTTATCCCTGTGTACCACCGGGTGGCCATCCGGCGAGGGGATATCTCTGTACTTCGGTTTTGGCTTTCACTCTTAGGAGTGTATCGCCTTATCGAGGTAAAAGGTAAACTCTCACTGGAGACCATCACAGCTCCGGGGGTGATGAAATCGCATAAACAGGCCTACTGGTTAGGGACGTTTCTGGACCATATACAAAAGGTCACTCCCCTGGGTCGCTCCCTTCTGAAAAGATGGAGCCTGGACGACGGTTCTTTTAAGTTCCGTCCCAGAGCGATCCTAACTTCCGGTGCTAACGTACCAGGAGGGGTGGGTGCCTTTTGGGCAATGGCTTGGGATGCTTCTATCCTATGGGACTCTAGACTTGAAAAAGTCGGTCAGGGTTACATGGATTTACTCCTGTTAACAGCCCAACCGGAAGTTTTCGAGTTAATAAAGAACTGCGCGTTATTGGCTCATCGAGCCGATGACTCCATGAAATTACTAGAGAAGAGAGCGAGAATGAAGACGAATCGAATCCGTCAAGCTTTAAAAAGCTTTCAAACTCTCTTTTCTAGGAAATCAGAAGGAGATGGACGTTTCACATGGAAACGTGCATCTTGGCAGAACTTTAGGAGTAACATAGTTCTTGGAAGACTCCACCAGATACCTGAACCAGCTGGTAAGATACGTGTGGTAGCTATGACGACGTGGTGGATCCAGGTGCTTCTGTACCCGGTCCATCGGAAGCTTTATTCTCTGCTTCGTACTATCCCTCAGGACGGTACGTGGGACCAGACAGCCCCTCTCGAGGAGCTCCTGGTGGAGATAAAGAGTCAACTGACTCATGGTATCCAACCGCACGTATTCAGCTTTGACTTGAAAGCCGCCACTGACCGTTTTCCGATTTGGTACCAAGTAGAGGTTTTGACCCGCCTAACGAACCGAAGGTTCGCGGAGGCGTGGGCCGACCTACTTGTATCCTTCCCATATTACTTGGGAGGGATTGCGGCGATCCCACGGGGCGCTGCTCTCAGATACGGAAGCGGTCAGCCAATGGGTGTATACTCAAGCTGGGCGATGTTTTCGCTTTGCCATCATATCCTGGTTCAACAAGCTGCTTATAGAGCAGGTTTCGTTGGCTGGTACCCATGGTACGCGCTTTTGGGTGACGACATAGTCATCCTAGGAAAAGCCGTAGCCCTCGAATACCAGAAGCTTTGTTCGGACCTAGGTGTTACCATAGGTCTCGCTAAGTCACTGGTGTCCGGGAACGGCTCTTTCGAGTTTGCTAAGCGTTTCTATTTCAAGGGTCAAGACTGCTCGCCTACCTCTCTTCAAGAGTACCTCGCCGCCCTTTCGGGGGTAACGGGGTTTATCGAGTTGATTAGTAGGTTGAAACGTCAAAACCCGAGTTTGAGACTCGCGGACGTTATTCGAGGAGCCAAATATGGTTACCATTCGGTAGGGAAACTTACACAACGAATGGTTAGTCTGGGTAACACTAGACTAGCAAACTTACTCGTACTTCTCATGGCACCGGGGGGCCCTTTTGAACAACCCATCGCTTCACTATTTTCTTCAACGAGTACGGCTGTCCGACCAGATGTAAATCTGGTCGACACACCAATAACCGAAAGAAGAGTGAAGAGTGTGGCTCGAACATTAGGGCAAACCCTGGTTTCCCAGAGCGCTAGGGCCACGGAATTCTTGGGCAGTCTCGACCGACTTTCAGAACATCTGAGGGATTTCGATCCCTTAGGAGTACTGAGATACGTCGTGATGAAACGAGAGCTAGTGGTCCGATCCAACCGGGATAGCATAGCTATCCTAGGACGGTTGGGGCGATACCTTCTAGACGGAAAATTACGCTCCCGAGGGCTTGTTACCCTGCTTGGGAAAATTCTTCCGGTTTGGAGGGCTTCCAGCCGCGATGTGGCGTCTTTACCTGATCCTTTCTCCTTAGATGCACTTGGAGGTCCTAATAAACCTCGTGTTGCACCCAGGTTCTTGAAAATTCGGGTAAGGGCGTTAGGTCTGAGCTGGAAGGGCCGTTCCAAGGCGCGTATAACGCTGGCTAAAACCAAGAGTGCGACTCCCCATAACGGTAAAAGGCCTAAAAAAGGCATATACTAACAGGGTTAGCATTCAAGGTTAACAGCTTTCTCTGGGGGTCAAACGGTTTGAATCCGTCAGCCCTTGGGGGGAGTACCCGTCCAGAACCATAACGGTTAATAGTTTCTAGTGTTAGATGATCTAGGTTGAGGAGGAATTAACACCTCTTCCTTGACCCAATCAAGTACCTTTCGGCGCTCGACGCCAACACCAGAG